GCCCAGTATATGCAGAACCCTACTGCTGAAGAGGGTGCGATTATTAAGCGTGAGTGGTGGCGCACTTGGGAAAAGGAAGACCCGCCAACGTGTTCGTATATTATTCAGAGTTACGATACGGCGTTTAGTAAGGGTGATCGTGCTGACTACAGCGCCATTACGACTTGGGGCATATTCCTTGAGGAAGAAACCGACGAAGAACACATTATTTTGTTAGACGCGGTAAAGGGCCGTTGGGAGTTTCCTGAATTAAAGGAACAGGCCAACATTATGTATAAAGAATACGATCCTGACATGGTGTTGATAGAACAAAAGGGTTCTGGAATGCCGTTGACGCAGGAATTGCGCCGTATGGGAATACCTGTTACGCCGTTCACACCTAGCAGGGGCGCTGATAAGTTTACACGTATGCACTCTTGCGCACCTGTGTTTGAAAGCGGCATTGTGTGGTGTCCTGAGACTAACTTTGCTGACGAAGTTATGGAAGAATGTGCTGCTTTTCCGAATGGCGAACATGATGACTTGGCGGATTCGATGACACAGGCTATACTGCGATTTAGACAAGGTGGTTTCATTGTGACCAAAACTGACTACAATGATGAAGACGAATACAGCTACAGTAAACGCAGAGAATATTATTAGGGGATGATTGATGGGTAAACTTACAACGACAGAAACTAGAGGCGGCGCACAACAGTACACACGTGGCGGTGGCGAAGGTGAACAAAGCAAAATGCACACTGCACTAGCTGCAAAAACTAAAAATACTACTATAGCTAAAGAAATTTTGGCTGCTCAGTTGGACCGAGATTTAAAAAAGAAATTTGTAGAAAAATATGGGCTTACTCCTAATAAAGCAGAAGCTATGATGGGTGCTGCTTTTGCAGGTGCAGGTAAATACGGATCAGGTCAGTTAGAAGATTTTTATCAAGGTAGAGTAAGCAAAGAACCAAAAGTTCAAAACAAATTAGGTAATAAAAAACCAACACGATCTAAGGCAGATCGACCGGGAAAAGGTAGTGATGAACCTATTACCAAAACCAAAGCGGCACGATATAAGCACGGTGGCGCTGTTATGAGTGGCCGTGGTGGTTCATTTAAAGGAGTAAGATAATGAAGAATCCTAGCAAAAAACAAGTTGGCCTTAAAAAACTACCTGAAGATGTTCGCAACAACATGGGTTACTTTGCCAACGGCGGTAGTGTCGAAGTCGATGGCGTAATGCAGGAGCATTATGTAGAGCCTGTTGAGGCTTCTACTGCTGAAGACCACACAGGGTTTTCCCGTGGCGGTGGTGCGGCATTGCGCGGCACAAGATTTCGTGGTGTAAAATAATGCCAAAGATTACAATAGATGTTGATATGTCCTACAAAGACTATTTCTTGCAACCAGATGAAGCTGTTGTAATCGAAGATGTTGAGGGCGAAGAAGCTGTTAACGAAATTGCAATTACCTGTCCTACGTGTGGCGCGGTAATGGCTGAAGAGGTTGAGGCAGATTAGGTTGGCGTTCCGCGCACCTCCCAACGGGTTACGTCAGCGGCTCCCAGTTTCTGTCCTTTCATTGGTAGAGCTTTTCTGCCTCAACGCTACAATAGGAAAGTAATATGGCTTTTATAGATCGTGATTCTGGACCGGGTGGCATTCCTGAAATGCCTATGTTGCCTGAAAATGATGTTATGGCAAATATTACTGAATTGCCGCAGCAACCCGGAGTATTTGAGTTTGATGACGGCAGTGCTGTAGTAGGTGATTATGACGATGGAATGGGCGTTGTTCCAGAAGTTGCTTTTGATGGAAATTTGGCTGATGTTATTGATTCTGCCATTCTTGGGCGTATTGCTTCTGATTTGGTTGGCTATATTGATGATGACTTATCGTCCCGCCAAGATTGGGAAGACACGTATAAGCAGGGACTAGAGTTCTTAGGCATGAAGACCGAAGAACGGACTGAGCCTTTTGAGGGTTCGTCAGGCGTTATTCACCCGTTGCTTGCTGAAAGCGTAACGCAGTTTCAAGCGCAGGCGTACCGTGAGTTATTGCCAGCAAATGGACCTGTTAGAACGCAGGTTATTGGCGCACAAAGCGAAATGCTGGTTAAGCAGGCAGAGCGCGTTAAAGACTACATGAATTACCAGATTACTTACGAAATGGAAGAATACGATCCTGAGTTAGACCAGATGCTGTTCTATCTCCCTGTGATTGGCTCTACATTTAAGAAAGTTTACCGTGATCCACTAAAGCAACGCGCTGTTAGTAACTTCATTCACGCTGAAGACCTAATTGTGCCTTATGGCGCTACTGACTTGGCAACTTCGCCACGTATTACGCACCGCATTACGATGGATTCCAACGAAGTTAGAAAGCTACAGCTTGCTGGCTTTTACAGCGACATAGACATTCCGACTGACGGCACTTCAGACGATCAAATGGATGAAGTTCAAGAGTCGATTGACGATATACAGGGTATCCACCCTTCTAACTCTTCAACAGACCTGACGTTATATGAAGTCCACACTGACTTAGACGTTGAAGGCTTTGAAGACATTGGCATGGACGGTGAGCCTACAGGTTTAAAGCTACCGTACATTGTTACCATTCTGGAAGACACGAACGAAATACTGTCTGTTCGCCGTAATTACCCAGAAGACGATCCTATGAAACGTGCGCAGAAATACTTTGTGCATTACAAGTTTTTGCCCGGTTTGGGCTTTTACGGCTTGGGTCTAACGCACATGATTGGCGGCTTGGCTATGGCTTCTACGTCAATCCTGCGCCAGCTTATTGACGCGGGTACGTTGGCTAACTTGCCAGCGGGTTTTAAGGCCCGTGGAGCGCGTATTCGTGACGAAGACAGCCCGATACAGCCCGGAGAGTTTCGTGACATTGACGTAGTTGGTCAGACGCTACAGGCGTCATTGATGCCACTGCCGTTTAAAGAGCCTTCAGCCACCCTATACAATCTTTTGGGTACTTTGGTGGACGCTGGACGTAGGTTTGCGTCTATGGCGGATATGAAGGTTGGTGAGATGAGCGGTGAAACGCCCGTTGGCACCACTATGGCGATTATGGAACGCGGCACAAAGGTTATGTCCGCGATACACAAGCGCCTGCACTATTCGCAAAAGATGGAATTTAAACTTCTATCGAAAATATTTGCTCAAGACATAGCGCCATACCCTTATATGGTATCACAGCAGTTTGGACCTGAGATAAAAGCGCAAGACTTTGACCAGCGTGTTGATGTTTTGCCCGTATCAGACCCGAACATCTTTTCTATGTCGCAACGGATTGCGTTAGCGCAGAGCGAGTTGCAGCTAGTACAGTCTAATCCAGAAATACACGGCGGTCCTATGGGGCTGTATCAAGCGTACCGCAAAATGTATGAGGCTTTGGGCGTTACAAACATTGATGCCATTCTACCGCCACCCCCACCGCCCCCACCGCCTGCTAATGCTGCTAAAGAAAACCAGAACGCGCTTATGGGCGTTCCGCTGCAAGCATTTCCAGAGCAAGACCATCAGGCCCACATAGAGGCTCACATGGCGGTCATGGCTACGCCAGCTATGCAGCTTAACCCCGCGTCTATCGTGGCCTTACAGGGCCATATACAGGAGCATATAGGGCTTATGGCTGAAAAGCAGGCACAGGCACAGATCATGGAAAGAATACCGCCTGAAGTGCAGCAAAACCCAGAACAAATGCAAATGATGATGCAGCAAATCAAGCCGCAGATAGATCAGATTGCTGCTGTGTTGATTGCTGACATGGTTGAGAGCATGGCGCAGGCTGTAGAGCCGCCACAACAGTCTGACCCGCTTGTAGATATACGCAATCAAGAATTGCAGCTAAAAGCCGCTGATATGGAGCGTAAAGTCTCCGAGTTTGAAGCCAAGCAGCAAATGGAACGTGAGAAAGAAAGAAATAGCGTTCTGGTAGATCAGCAACGAATTGATGTTTCGGAAGCTGCGTTAGAAGACAAAACTAGAATCGCAGAAGAGCGCATTCAAACACAGCGCGACATTGCATCTATGAACGCTATGAAAAATGCCAGAGGATAAGGTCGTAGAGTTTCCTCAAGTAAGCGATATAGACAGGCAGTTCTTGGAGTTGGAACGTCAAAAGCTGCTGATTGAACAGCAGCGTAAGAGAATTGAAGAAAAGGAAAACCAATGAGTTCTTCAGTAAGATCAAAAATGGCAGAAGTTATTAAGGCTGCAAAACGTCAGCCTGAAACTGTAGTAGAGGTAAAAGATGAAGCCACGCCGCCCCCTGCAAGAGAACCCAAGCCCCAAGCCCAAGTTAAAAAGCAGGCCAAGAAAAAGACCAAGGCACCTAAAAAGATTTAGTAAAATAGCAAGACCCCAGAAGTTTATGGGCGTTTTGTAGCTTTTTACGCAAAATACTTGTATATCCCGAACATTTGCATACTATGTGTGCAGGGGGACAAGTATGGAAGCTATACACCTAGCACAGTATCTATTTAAAGAAATACGGGAGCGTGATTCTAGGTTGAAAGACCGAATTGCGGACGGCTCGGTTTCGTCATGGGACGAATACCGGTATCTTGTAGGCGAAATACGCGGAATGTCCTACTGCGAAGATTTAGTTAAAACCGCGATGAAAGGCATAGAGTTAGACGATGACTAAAAAGTTGTATGTTCCAGAACACGTTGCAAAAGCAGCGAAAAAAACAAAGCTATCAAAGCCTTTGGAAAACGCATTTAAAACGCAAGAGCCACAGGAAGAAAACAAAAACGTTGATGATCCTTCCAACATAGAAGTTTCGGTTCTTGAGCGTTTACCGCAGCCTACTGGTTATAGGGTGCTGATTATCCCCTACTACCCTAGCGCAAAAACCAAGGGCGGCTTGTATATTCCAGACCAGACAAGAGAGCGTGAATCGTTTGCTACGGTATCCGCGTATGTAGTCAAGCTAGGACCAGACGCCTACAGAGACGAACAAAAGTTCCCAAGTGGTTCTTATTGTCAGGAGAAAAACTGGGTTCTCATAGGAAGATATGCTGGTAATAGGTTCAAAGTGGATGGTCTTGAGGTCAGAATCATAAATGACGATAATATTATAGCCACAATCCTTGACCCAACAGATGTTTCGTATGTATAGAAAGTTAGGGAGCTAAATAAATGTCTATGGTCGAAAACATGGAAAACGAAGAGTTCAACGGAACGACTATCGAAGTCGAAGAAGACAGCGAAGAGCAGTCTGGTTCTGAAACCGTTGTTGCTAGTGAAGAGCCTGATGAAACCCGAACAAAAGTTCGTAAAAAGTCAGAAGGCGACGATGAACTTGAGAATTACAGCGAAGGCGTACAGAAACGCATTAATCAGCTAACAGCCAAGCGTAAGGCTGCTTCTGAAGAAGCTGAAGCCGCAGTGCAGTATGCACAGCAAGTTCACCAAGAAAACCAGCAAATGAAAGCTCGTTTGCAGCAACTAGATCAGGGATACAGAGCCGAATATGAAGGCCGCGTAGTATCTCAGGAACAGCAAGCCAAACGCGCACTGACAGAAGCGCATGAAGCTGGCGACTATGAAAGAGTTGCAGAAGCTCAGTCTGCACTGTCACAAGTTGCTATTGAAAAAGAACGTATTCGTCTGCAAACAGCCAAGGCTCAAAGGGACGCACAGCAGCGAGAGCAGCAAGCTCAACAGCAGCAACAACAACAGCAGTACCAACAGCAACAGCCACAACGTCAGGCTGCTGACCCTAAGTTGGAAAAATGGCTTTCTAAAAACGATTGGTTTGAAAAAGACAACGTTATGAAAGCCGCTGCTACAGCGATACATAATCAAATCGTCAGTGATGAGGGCTTTGATCCTTCTACAGACGAATATTATGCAGAAATAGATAGGCGTATCCGTAAGGAAATGCCCCACAAGTTTCAGGCCAAACAACAAAACGCCCAAGTTGTTACGCCTGCGTCTGGTAACGGACGGTCTTTAAAGTCTGGGCGGAAGAGATCGGTGGAATTAACGCCGGGGCAGGTCGCATTTGCCAATAAGATGCGGATACCTCTTGATGTTTATGCGAAAGAGGTTGTGAAACTAGAAAGTAGGAGTGAGTAACATGGCAGCTAGGTCAGCGCGTGATTCAGAATCACGGGAAAACGCAGAGCGTGTTCAACAATGGCGACCCGGTTCAGCTTTGGATGCTCCAGAGCCACCTCTAGGTTTTAAACATAGATGGATTCGTGAATCTGTCATGGAATACGACGATAAGACTAACGTTCATAAGAAACGGCAAGAGGGATGGGAACTTGTTCGCGCTGAAGAGTATCCCGACTATGTTGGCCCCGTCATTGACGAAGGAAGAAACGCAGGCACCATTGGTGTTGGCGGATTAATTTTGGCCCGAATCCCTGTAGAATTAGTTGAGCAGCGGAATAACCACTTTAATACAGTGGCACAAAATCAAATGGACGCTGTTGACCGCGATTGGATGCGGGAAAACAACGCTCTTATGCCTAAACAGGCACCACAACGTAAAACCTCTGTGAGCTTTGGCTCTAGGGGTAAATAATTTAGGAGATTAACGATGGCGAATCAAGACGCTGCATTCGGTCTTCGTCCAGTGAAACGAATTGGGGGAACTCAATTCAATGGTGGACAAAGCCGTTATCGTATCGCCAACAACTACGGAACTGCAATTTTTCAAGGTGACATGGTTATGCAAGTAACTGGTGGAACAGTGGAAATTCACGCCGATGGCGGAACCGTACCTATTGTTGGTGTGTTTAATGGTTGCAAATTTACTGACCCTACTACTGGGGAACAGGTATTTAGTAACTTTTACCCTGCAAGCACTGCTGCTGCTGACATTATCGCTTTTATCATTGATGACCCTATGGTTGTTTTTGAAGTCCAATGTGATGCTGCATTCCCAGTAGCTGATTTGTTTGGCAACTTCGATATTGTCTATACTAGCGCAGGCAACACCAAAAGCGGTGTCGCAGGTTCTGAATTGAAAGTCACTGACGGTGGAACGGCTACTACTTTGCCGCTCAAAGTCATTGATATTTCTGAAGACCCAGAGAATAGCGATGTAAGCTCCGCAAATACCAATGTGTATTGCGTCATTGAAAACCATATATTCGGCGTCAAAGGCGCTGGGTTAGCGTAAGGAGCTAAACAATGGCTATTTCACGTTCACAGCTAGTCAAAGAACTAGAGCCGGGACTCAACGCGCTTTTCGGAATGGAATATAACCGTTACGATAATGAGCATGCTGAAATCTTCGACACAGAATCGTCAGATCGTGCGTTCGAAGAAGAAGTTATGCTGTCAGGTTTTGGGAATGCTCCCACAAAAACCGAAGGCGCAGGCGTATCGTTTGATGATGCTAACGAAGCGTACACCGCTCGTTACACACATGAAACGGTGGCACTGGCATTCGCTTTGACTGAAGAAGCGATTGAAGACAATCTGTATGATCGTCTTGGCGCTCGTTACACAAAAGCACTTGCCCGTTCTATGGCGCATTCTAAGCAGGTTAAGGCCGCTGCGGTTCTTAACAACGCTTTTAATTCGTCATTCACAGGTGGTGATGGTGTAGAACTTTGTTCAGCGGTTCACCCGTTGGCTCAAGGTGGTACATTCCGTAACGAACCATCCACTGCGGCTGACCTCAACGAAACTTCGCTTGAAAATGCTCTTATCGACATTTCAGGCTTCGTTGATGAACGGAATATGATTATTGCCCTTCGTGGCACTAAGCTGATTATTCCACCACAGCTTCAGTTCATTGCAGACCGTTTGCTGGAATCGACCTTGCGTCCCGGCACTGCTGACAATGACATTAACGCGATGAAAAACATGGGTATGGTCCCAGAGGGTTACACCATTAACCACTTCCTGACCGATACTGATGCTTTCTTCCTGAAGACTGACGCGCCAAACGGCTTCAAGCACTTTGAGCGTTCTCCCATGCGTACAAACATGGAAGCAGACTTCGACACAGGTAACATGCGCTTTAAAGCGCGTGAGCGTTATTCATTTGGTTTCTCGGACCCACGTTGCGTATTCGGTTCACCCGGCGCGTAACCCGAACAAATGTTTGGTTTTGATTGGGGGCGGTTTAACTGCCCCCTTTCTTTTTTTTGTTTATTGTGTATTGTTC